GTTCTCCCACTGCTCTTGATAAGTTTTCAGCTTCATTACTTAGATTTTTAAATACCTGTGTCGGGTCATTGTCCAGGATCGCTTTCAAATCCTCGCCGCCCTGTGTGCCTAATTTTCTCAATGCCCTGATCACCACATCACTTGTCAACTTACCCTGGGCAGCAAGTTCTTTCAGTTTGCCTACATCTACATCCAGCTCATCTGCCAATGGTTTAAGAATCAATGGTATCTGCTCTGATACGCTTCTAAATTCATCTCCAGCTAACCTACCAGAACCAAGAGCCTGTGCCAACTGCCTGAAGGCATTAGAGGCTTCCTGTGCATTTGCACCACCTAATTTTGCAGCAGTGTTAAATCCGATAAAAGTTGTTCTAATATCTTCTAGGCTTACCCCTAATGGTTTTAGTCTTGCTGTGATATTTGTAACTCCCTCAAGAGCTTCTGTTGCGCTAAGACCAAATAATTTTTGACCATCAGTTGCAATCTTCTGGGCAGCAGAAAAATCTCCTGTTGCTTTTGTAAGTAGTCCTAAACGTAAATTTAACTTATCAAAATTAATTGATGTTCTTACTGCCTGTCTTGCTAATAATGAAATCCCAACACCACCAATCGCTGCCTTCAATCCACCAAAAGATCTTTGTAGCGCATTGGTTCTATTTTGTACACCCTGCAAGGCTCTTGTTGCACCACTGGCATCAACTCTTAGGGTAACAACTGACTCTGCCACAAATAAAAAAAGCCTTTATTATATATTACCTTGAATTGCGTTTTTGTCGTTGCAATGCTCTCTTTTCTTCTTCACGTTTGTTTTCATAATATGCGGCCCAATATATTAACTCCTCTTCTGATAAAGAAGTTCTCAGTTCATTTATTGTTTTACCTAGTTCTGTTGCGAGAAAAAACTCGAAGTTAAGCCAATTATCTCGCCTTATTCGTTTTTTGCTGTATCAATATCAAGTTGAATATCAAACAAAAACAATTCAAGATCATTTAATACTTTTTCAGGAAGTGATCTTTGTAATATCGGAGCATCTGACATATCAAAAGCTGGAGTGCCATCTTCTTTCTGTGCCATCTTGCAAAGTAACTGAGTTGAAACTGTAAGTGCTTCATCAGTGCCTGCCAACTGTTGCGCCTTCTGTCTGTCAAATCTTGTTATCGGTGGAAAATATATTGTGGTCAAAAGTTTACCAGATGCGTCTTTCAATTCATATTTACGTCTTACGGTCATCTCATCTTTATATGCACCGATGAGAAGGTCTGCTGTTCTTTGATTTGCCATAAGTTGGGGTTGATTAATGGATTAGTTAGATTGCTGAAGTTATAGTTCCAGTTGGCTTGAATGTGATGCTGATTGTGTTTGCCTCACCAAGAGTGGAACTTTGATCAAAGCTGGTGATGATGCCATTGAATGATATTTTCTTTGTGGCACTTGAACTGTCGGGGAAAAGTTCAAAAGATGCTGTTCCAGCATCACCAGTTGTTAAAACACCATCAACAAAAGTTGCTGTCTCACCAGATGCTGAATCATCATAAAGAAGTTCTGCTGTGCCTTCCCCTTCAATTAAACCGCCAGTAAATGCTTTAAAAGTATCACCTTGGGCAGTAATTTCTTGAATGTCTTTTGTGATAGACATTGACCAGCTTGTAGTTCCTAATACAGGGTTAACTGAAGAGCCACCATCATCAAATTTGACTTGACCAACATCACCTTTAACCTTTGCCATAACAAATAAAAGAAAGATTTATAAATATATTAACCTTTTTCTGACTTTTTTACAGCCTTTTTATTTGCTTGTTGTTTTTCCATATATCTTCTGCATTGATTATCCCAATACTGTGGCTCTCTTCTACCTTTTACAGCCTCGATAACATCAAGCATTTCTTCTGTGATTTCCATTTACAGATCCTCATAAACATTAAAAGTAATTCTAATCTGTGTTTGAAACTTACCTTCTGGACTTGATGCAAATACTTCAGGGCCGACAGGAGAATCAAAAATTACATTAGATACTGTCACTCTATTGTATAAGTCTCTCAATCTCTTGCAAATGGTGTAGTTAGACCCTGCCCCAATACCTTCTTCTGTAAATATGTTAAGAACGACCAAACCGACAACATTATTTGTCGCTGCACTTGTGTCTCCCTGCGTCAGATATTCATTTGCACCAAAACTTGTAAGACATTGAACAAAAGTATCTTCTGTTGTCGAATCAAATGCCATATTATTGAAAATAACAGGAATAACTGGACTTGATGCAAGTTCTGTCGCAAGTCTTGCCTCGATGGTGGATCTGACGGTATTAAGATCTGTTGCTGCCATTATTTTTTCCTCACTATTCTTGCAAGTTGTCTAGGAATATAATTTGTTGTCAGTTCTTTTGCAATCAGTTCCGGAAATCCAGGTACTGTTCCCTGTCTTGTTTTATATTGACCACCCCATGTTGGTGGTAAATTAATACCAAAACAAACAGGTTCTGCGTATGGCAGATTGTTTGTAATTGTTCCTTTGAATTTTTGTATTTTTGTCTGCCATGCAGCCCTCAGATCACCACCTTTGTGTTTAAGTATTGATTGCCTGAAAAATTCTGGAAGAGCATCAAGTTCTGATTGTGTGTAATTATCAGAAGAAAAAACAGGTGTTGCTTTTTTTACCCTAGCTGTCCAGTTAAGAGTAGTTGCAGCGACAAGATCAATCACCACTTCTTTCATCACATCATCAATCTGATTTAGTTTTATCTGTCTAGCCATAGTTACCTCAAGATAAGATCAAAACTTATTGCTGTATTGTTCTGCTCGTTTGTTATTACTTGAATAATTTTAAATTCAACACTGCTTATAACAACCCTGTCTTTTGTAGTCGGTGCAAAGGTCAAATCCCCTGCTGATATTGTCAATCTTTTATCCTGTGATTCAATCAGATCATTTACCTCAGATCTGTTTACATTTGTTAACGCACCTTTTACAGTTGTATCAGATGTGGATTCTGTG